CGAAAGATCAATCGTTGCTAATTGACCTGTGGCAGACGAATTAATCGCGAGCTTCTGGTTAATACTTTGGTCACGAAAATTAACGTGACCACGTGTCAACCAATAGGATTCAATCTCCTTATAAAGAAGATTGCGAATCCCTTGTTGTGCATATTGCATACACACAGGCTCTATTGCGATTATTCTGGGTCCTTTGAGCGTTTTTGGGACAGGACACACCCTAACAGGTTGTTCCTGCTCTGGTTGAACGAACGATACAATTTCGAGCTCTCTCGAAGAAGCCGGCAACCCAAGAGGGTAGCAGGAGTCAACAAGAGGAAAATAAGGCTCGAGACGTTCGTGCCATCTACTCCAAACGTATTTCTGATTTCCAGATATACGCTCGGCAGTAGCCCCGGGACCATGCGCTGGATGACAATCTGAAAGGCTAAGAGGCCTAACCATATTGTCCCAGAGCAAAGAAGCAACACGACAAAAATTGTCATGAACTTCTGGTCGGAGAGAAAACGACTCAAACGACTGCTCAATTGCGATGAAGCTGTCAAGTGCGGCCTGCTCCCTTTCACGGGTGCAGTCCACTTCCATCTTTTTGAATGTAAGGCATATCTGCCGTACAGATTCAATAATAGAAGGAAAATCACTTGAAGCAAATTCAGCTGTTTTATCATCGTAAATCCTTCCCGTCTCATAGTCAAAGATAAGACTGGTCATACCTTGCAAGAATGCAGGGATTGACCCACGTTTTCGGAAATTCCGAAACCGTGTTGAGTCTATAATCCCAGTTTCTAGACTTCTCTCGAAGTCTTTACAAAACTGGGGAAGGGTTATCGTCAAAAACGATAAACCCTCATCTTTGACCCGTGATCTTATTGTTTCAAGATCACGTAAATCAGAGACATCAGCGACGCACTTCATACAAGCATCTTCATAGATAGCTTGCATGAACTCCAGATGGTCACTTACGTTGCTTTTCAAGCTGCCTCCATATCTGGGGGTCGGCTTCAAGCCACGTAGTCTGCTCTATACTGATGCCAGTATTGGCATCAGACAAACTGATACCAACACCGTAAATTCAGTGGGAAAAGGCTAGACCAAGAGTCTATGACTCCTGGCCAAATACCTTCCCCACTGCGGTGGAGTCTAACCAGGTCTTAAGACCGGTTATTAGGTTGTTCACGTCGGTTGACGAAAACCCGGCACTAGGCCGGTCGACAACAACGTAGAAACCAAGCGTCTCATAATCGTTCACCGAAGTGAGCGGATCTGGGACGATGGCCTTTTGGTCTATCCGAACCATTGAACGGACACGTCCGTCCTTTGTGTTCTGATGCGAGATGTTCAGAATGAACGTCCCGTCCGCGAGAGCATAAGTACTGGATTTTCCATTACTTGTCACTCGTGGCATGACCTTAGCAACCGAATTGACTGTAACAGTTTGCGGATCTGCAAACATAGTGGTTGACCTCCAAAGTTAAACGGATGTTGACCTCCTAGCAGTTCCTGCCTTATCCAAGGACAAAAACTTGTGTAACGCTAAGAGCAGATAGATTCAATGCAGGGACATTCGCGCAATTACTTGCGAGATATGCCCAAAGCTGCAAGAATCGCTAATTGTTTTGGGGATAAACTTCCCCAAGACAGACCAAACCCATACGGACTATCTGATTCCCTCCGAATTTTAACATCGGTTACCCGACTAAATTCGAGAGTTACTGTGCCTCCGGTTTTGAAAGGAAGTGTTTGTTTAAGCACGACCTCTCTATAATCGTGGCGCATGAGGAACAGATATTTGGACACGATTCCATCGATGGCTATGTCTTGAATTCTGTCAACGACAGAACCAAAGTCAGTGAACCAATCGATTAACCATGTCCAAGGTACAGCCTTATAAACGTTTGATGGACTAATGCGAGCACCATACATCGTTAATTGACGAGATATGGTATTCCAAGCCGATCCATAATCGGGCAAAGAGTCA